GCGTAATACTTAGAAATTTTGAGGCGGGACACATTCCCGCCTCATTTTAAAGATAGAAAGAACAATGACTAAAATTCTAGTAAATATCTGGGCCTATGACCATCACACTAAATTTATCGTTAATTGTGAGGACAACTCAGCCTCTCTAGAAAAAGCTATACTTGACAAGTTGAGAGAAAAAAGTATAGTATGGGAATATCTTGGAATATCTTATGATAACAAGATAAATAGAATAACCTATGAGGAGGTTATTAATGGAGAAAATGATGCAACATCTGAACGACCTTTATCACAAAAAGAGGGGTCTAGATCTTCAGTGGGAGCAAGAGCATCTTAAAGAGGGTAGATATACTCTCAATATGGTTAAAATTGATCGACAAGTTAGAGAAGTTTTAAATCATATAAAATTAGCAGAAGCAAAAAAAGAGCATCTGCGAAATAAAATAGAAAGCGCTGCTCCTCAAGTTTCTGTAGCTACTTAATAAAAAGCTACATCGTTGGAAAAATTCAATCCACATTACAGGCTCTCTTGCACTCTACTAAAATGTAGTATATAAATTAATCACTATACAATTAATTAGAACATAGACCCGTATAGTGGACGGCCTAGAGACTATGTTCGGAAAACTAGGAGGA